CAATCCTGCTAGGAGAAAGAGTTTCAGAGCGAGACACAATTGCGATAATCCTGGACCAAGATGGAAGGCTCGTTATTGGTCTTGTAGGAAGTGGTAATCATATAAATTGATTTACATAATCAATAAATAATGGCTTATTTAGTAGCTAGTGTACCGCCTATAGAAGTTTTTATACGTAAAGAGTTTTTATACGATTTTACTAAAGACAGTAAAAATAAGTTGTTGGGTGAAAATGAATACGAATCAGCCCACTGGATAACAACAAAATCAATACCTAATCAGGCCTTATATTTTGAATCTTTCTTACACGATTACGGGGCTTTATATGATAAACTCCCTATCCACGCTTTTGTTTGGAAGACAGACATAGATAGAAATAACATGTATCCATTAGATTGGTTGCAGTTATGGGATTGTTTTTCATACAATATATCTGTTATAAAAAAGCAAAGATTGAGAAATGCTCGTTGTGAAGTGATAATGAAAGATAAGTCAAAGGCTCCTGGATACTATCTATTTACTATCGATTCATGCGCTTCTGATCCAAACGAACTAGATGTATCTTGGTCAGAAACGCCAAACGAACACAAGTCATTTAATATAATTAAATTAGACAACGGTCAGTTTGCGGCGCAACCTAACAATAGGATATTGTGGAAACACCAATCTCAAACTCCTTCTACAGACTTAAAAACACCGTACTTTAAATTTTCAACTAAAACGTGGATCTGTGAAAATTCAGACAGGTGGTCAGCGGCTGGATCTAGCACATTTACGTACATAGACGAATAGTTAGCTCATAACTTTAATTAATAGGCAGATATTTATATTCATATGACTAAGCTGTTAGACATTTTAAAAGAAATTAAAGAGTCTTTTGTAGAGTTTGCAGAGACAAGGATGAAAGGCGCTGAGAAGATTGCAAACAATGCAAAAGAGAAAGGCGGCTTAGCTATGCTCACTTACAATCACTTTGTAGTTAAGCTTCCTTATTATAAAAAGGCAAAACAAGGAGATTTTAACATAGAAGAAGCGAAGAAAGAGTACGAGAAAACGTACAAAAGCATATCTTTTAACATGACCCAAACCGAATTTCAGAGAGAAGTTGGTAGACTAGAAGTATTAGGTGAATTAATAATTAGAAATAAATGATCAAGCTTAAAGATATATTAGAAGAGATGCTATCCGAAGCTTGCTGGGACGGATACAGGCAAGTCGGCATGAAAAAGAAAGGCAATCGAATGGTTCCAAACTGCGTTAGAATCAAGGAGGAAAAAAAGAATAAGATAAAAAAGGCATACTTAACAAAGGATGCCGGAGCAATGAGGAAAGAGATCGATAGAGTTAAGAAATTAAAGTCTGACGATCCGTCAGCTTACGGAAAGTGGGACGCTGATTACTCTGACAAAGAAAAAACAAAGAAATACAGCACAAAAAAGTCTGCTGCAACAACCGCGTACGAAAAAAGATTCGGAAAAAAAGAGAGTATAAGTGAAGAAAAGGCACACGAAAAAGAAATGGTAGACGGAATTGTGGATATGCTTAAGCAAGTTAAAGATATTCAAAATCGTAAAAAGATGGCGATAGATCAGCTCAAAGATTTTAAGAAAGAAGATATAGTTGTAGACGAAAAAGAATTTTTAAAAAGGTGTGGACTGTAGTTTACTAAGAATGAAAAATAAAAGTAAGAAATGAAATTATTAGACATACTAAAAGAGATATTAGAATCTGCTAACTCCGATAAAGCTTTGGCTAACAAAGCCAAGGCAACAGGAATATCCAAGTCTGTATTAAAGAGTGTGTACGAAAAGGGACTGGCTGCGTGGAAACGTGGTCACAGACCAGGAGCTTCTCAACACCAATGGGCCATGGCCAGAGTCAATTCTTTTGTGACCGGAAAGGGAGGCGCAAGAAAAGCTGACAAATCTCTCTGGAAAAAAGCAAGTAAATCAAAAAAGAAAAAATAGCATAGATGAAAAACGAATACAGAAAAATGAAGAGTCTTCTCATGGAAGAAATTTCAGAGAAAGAGTTATCTCCCAAGCAAAAAGCTATTGCTAAGCTTGATCCTCCAGCAGACAAAATAGACGCTGGAGACTTTGCTGCTTTAAGAGCAGGAGAAAAACCAAAGAGTGAAGGTGAAGATCATGAAGTTTCTATGGCTAACAACAGTATAGAAACTATCATCAAATCTGCTATGGAGCTTAAAGCCAAGCTTGGTAATGATGAAAAAGATATTCCAGCTTGGATTCAAGATCACATCACTAATGCTGAAAACTTCATCACTCAAGCGGCTCAGAACTACCATGAATACGGTGATCATCAAGCCGAAGACGTTCCAGTTGATGGAGCTTTGGAAAAAGCGATAGACGAAAATATCGAAATCAATATACCAGAAGATACTTCTTACGAAGCTTTGGCTAAAGCAGTAGCAGGTATTCTGAAAAAAGATTATGGTTCCCACAATTTCGAACCTTTTGTTAGCGCGTTAAAAGCGGAATTAGGGAAAGAAGACGAACTATCTTTGGAAAAAATCATGGAAAAAATAGTGAAACATGGACATAAATAAACTAAAAGGACACATTCCAGACTCAGTGATAGCTCAACTTCCTGAGACTATCGAGAAATTTAAGTTCGACACTCCGGTTAAACTCGCTCACTTCTTGGCCCAAGCGGGTCACGAATCTGGAGGGTTCAAGCTCGTAACAGAGAATCTAAACTACGGAGCCAAGGGATTGAGTACTATATTTAAAAAGTATTTTCCAACTAACGATAAAGCTTTGTTGTATGAAAGGAAGCCTGAAAAAATCGCTAATTTGGTTTATGGCAATCGCATGGGCAACGGTCCTGAAACATCTGGTGATGGCTATCGTTATCGCGGTCGTGGCTACATTCAGCTTACTGGTAAAGATAACTATAAAGCCTTTGACACTGTTGTTACGGAAAATATCCTCGAGAATCCGGACCTAGTTGCCACTAAGTATCCTTTGCTTTCCGCAGCGTGGTTCTTTCACAAGAACTGCCTTGGAAAGTGCGTAGACGCTTCCGACAATTCAGTGATTGCCGTGACTAAGTGCGTTAACGGAGGTACAATAGGACTCGAAGATAGGAAGAAACATTTCAAAGAGTATTATTCGTTGCTTGCGTAGACCACGAAAATAAATTTTTTTAGTTTAGCGACAAGCGAGTAGATTCGCATAAAAAAAGATGAAAGACTTAGAAATTCTAAAGAGACTGCTTCAAGAAGTCGAAGAAGATCAGATCGAAGACCAAGATCAGGAGGAAGAAACTCCAAAACCAGGATCGTTCGAAGAGGATCCCATGAGTTTTATACTCAAGAAGTACTCAAGCCTTAACGAGATCATGACAGAACTCATGACAAAGGACTTCAAGGAGTTCGTAGACGGAATCTTTATCATGGCGCCAAAGCCAACCACGTTTAAGGTTCAGCTACACAACGGTCAAAATTTCTTTCTAACTTTCATGAAGGACGATATATACGAAGCCACCATCCAGGGAAAAAGGTATTATCTAGCAGGAATCGGAGAGAAGGAGAGATGCATGATGGCGATAGCTAGATTGCTTAGATTCGGCACTCCATTGAAAACCAAGGGACCTGAAGGCGCGGAAGAATCCACAAGGGACAACACTGGAATGGAGGGAGACTGGGCGGAGAAAACTGGAAATGTGGCCGCTGGTGGAGAAGAAGAAGCTGGAATAGAACCAGCTGGAGAAGGAGGAGAAGAGGAACTAGCAGAGAACAGAAGAATACTGGAAGCTTTGTTGAAAAAAGAAGCGAAAGAACCAAGCGCAGATCTATTTAAAGCTTTAGCTACATCTTTAGGAGGAAAACCTGAATCCAAAAAGGGAAAACATATTAGAACCACAATAGGCGGAGAAAGCGAAGCTATTGAAGCGATAACTAAGGCTTTAGATTCTATCAAAATAGGAAAAAAAGATTACGAGATAAACGTAATTCCGCCCAATGAATTTTCTAAAGGATCAAGGTCAGGAACTTTTAATACATATAAAGTTACGTTGTTAAAGGACTTAGGAGCGAACAAAAAAGGATCGGAGATTTTTATAGTTAGTACCGTAAAAGAGGGAAAGTCTACCATAAGAGGAAAGTCTTTAACTCCTGGAGCTTTTGGTCTAGAAGGAAAACTTTTCAAAAACTCCGATGCTATAGTAAAAAGCGTAGACTCAACTTTAAGTAGCATGCCTAATAAAGAATTAGCGAAAGCTTTGTCTTTGTTGGTTAGAGACGTTAACGGAGTTAAGAGTCAAAAAGCAGACAATATATCCGAAGTAAAAAATTATTCAAAGTCTATACCGCTATCAAAAGACACACAAAAAGCCTTGTCTGTTATTTTACCAGGAGACATTGATAAAATAGGCGTAGATTTTGGAGAAATTCTAGGTGCGATATTGATGGGAAAAGAAGTTAAATTAGAAAAAGGGATATTTTTTCCTCAAGAGAGTAACGCAGCCTTGACAGACTTTTTTATAGACGGATACGGAATATCATCTAAGTATAAAAAAGGAGCTTCTGCTACGCTAACGAAAATAATATCTGACGTAGATCCAGAAAATCTTACGACGAAAGAAGAAAAGTCTTTCTATAAAAACTTTTCATCAGCTTTCCAATCAGGGGTTGCAGAAAGCTATTTGAAACTGGCTAAAAAATACAATCCAGAAGAGATGGGAAGGTTAGCATATATTATGGGAGTTAATGAAAAGGATATAACAATTCAAAGCATTAACGACTATATTATACAACTACTTAACGGTAAAATTCCAAACGATAAAAATCCTAAAGCAGATAAAAAAATAGAACAGGATTTAGCACAATTTTTTGCCGTTACAAAGAGTAAACCTGCTTTTCCCATAAATTGGGGAAATTTCAAAAAGGGAAAATATTACGGACTAATAATATCTCCGCTAGCCGCAGCAGTTGCAAAAAAATTAAACAGCGATACAAAATATACTGAAGCACTGAAAGGAATTGTTGGAAAAGTAGAAGTAAAACAGTTATATTTGGATTTTAACCTAAAATCTAACTCTATGTCTTTCAAATTAAAATCCTTCGCAGATCCTAGTTCAACGTTTACTTTCACACCAACGAACATGTCAGCTTATAATCCTGACAATGGTAAAATGGGATTCACCCTAAAATAAATTAAAATGAATAAAGTATTACGAACCATAAAGAATAACCTTCCTGTTATCAAAAAAGTTTTATATATTGTTTTAGGATTCATAGCGCTGTACTATCTAATTCTACTGATAACTCCGAAGCCACAAATTTCGGTAGATTTTCAAAACAGATTAGACAGTTTGTCGAAAGTTACGGATAGTTTGGAAAAACAAATCGTAAAACACGATATAGAAATACAGCATCAAGTGAGTCTAATCGACGTACTTGATCACCAAATAGACAACGTAAAAGAGAGTAAGACAATCATAAAAGAATACTATCATGAACAAAGTAAAGCTGCTGATAATTACACTCCTACTCAGCTCGATAGCTTTTTCGCAAAGCGCTACGGATACTAGTAAGATAGTTCTCAGTTATCCAGTTGCCAAGATGATAGCAAAGGATCTCATAAAGGGAGATTCCGCTTTATCTTTATTGAAAGAAACAGAAAAAGAGCTTTCTCTGTGGCAACAAAAGTCTAAAAGACAAGATACGATCATTACTTCTTATAAGGCCAAAGAGAAAAACTACATGATGCAAATCAATAATGAAAGACTCAAAGTAGAAGGCTGGCAAGAACAGTATCAAGTTTTACAAAAAGAAAACAAAAGACTAAAAGCAAAATACAGGTTCACGAAGATCGTCTCTTACGCAATCATCGGAGGACTTGGGTATTTGTACATCACCAAGTAATGTCTGATCAGCAAATTTCCATAAAAGATAAAGTAAAAGAGGAATTCGTCAAGTGCGCAACGGATCCTGTGTATTTCATGAAGAAGTACTACATGATCCAACATCCTCAACGTGGCCGCATGTTGTTCAATCTGTATCCTTTTCAGGAGAAGGTACTAAGACTCTTTCAAGCGAACAAATTTACCGTAATTAACAAGTCTAGGCAGTTGGGTATATCCACCCTAGTTTCCGCTTACTCTCTGTGGCTTATGCTGTTTCAAAGGGATAAGAACGTGCTCGTAATCGCGACCACTCAGGCTACCGCTAAGAACATGGTTACTAAGGTGCGATTTGCGTATCAGAACTTACCGAACTGGCTAAAGATACCCGCAACAGAAGATAACAGATTGAGTCTTAGACTTAACAACGGATCGCAAATAAAAGCGGTATCCGCAGCAGGAGACGCTGCCCGTTCCGAAGCCGTAACGTTACTGATCATAGACGAAGCCGCGTTCATCGATAGAATCGAAGAGATATTCACATCCGCTCAACAGACGTTAGCTACCGGTGGTGGAGCCATAGCCCTATCTACTCCAAACGGCGTAGGTAACTGGTTCCATCAGACTTATACTAAGGCCCAAAAGAAAGAGAACAGTTTCTTGCCGATATCTTTGCCATGGACCGTACATCCAGAAAGGGACCAGAATTGGCGAGATCAACAGGACAAGGATCTCGGAGTTAGGAACGCTGCGCAAGAGTGCGATTGTGACTTCGTAACTTCCGGTAACACCGTAATTCCACCCGATGTGCTAAATTGGTACGAGACTAACACACTAAAAGAGCCTATAGAGAGACGTGGTCTTGATAAAGGATATTGGATTTGGGAGTACCCAGATCCTAGGAAGTTTTATACCATTGTGGCTGACGTTGCGAGAGGTGACGGAGCGGATTTTTCTGCTTTCCAAGTCTTCGAGATGGAGACCATCACTCAAGTAGCGGAATATAAATCGCAACCAGGAACGAGAGAGTACGCACAGATCCTACTCTCTGCGGCAATGGAATACAACAATGCGTTGCTCGTCATAGAGAACGCCAGCATAGGTTGGGACGTTGTACAATCGGTCGTAGAGAGCGGTTACCAAAACGTACACTACAGCTATCGTACCGAAATCGGAATGGACTTTCAGAAGTATCTAGACAAGTACCAAACGACCAACTCCGCTCTAGTGCCAGGATTCTCTACCACGAGTCGCACCAAGCCTCTGGTCATCGCAAAGATGAGAGATTTGGTAGAAAATAAGTTCGTAAACATACGATCATTAAGACTGTTGGAAGAGCTCAGAGTGTTTGTGTGGAAGAACGATTCTGGTGTGGCGATGAACGGATACAACGATGACCTAGTGATGTCTTTCGCAATCGGTATGTACTTGAGGGACACTTCTTTGAGGTACAAGACGGAAGCGGACAACCTACTAAGAAACAGCTTAAGCAATTTTACGAAGACCGATTCGGGATTCAGTTTATACAACGCAAACAGTAACTTCAATAGCAATCCATGGCAGATGAACATTCCAAATCAAAACGGTGGAGACGTGGAAGATTTGCGATGGTTACTCTAAACGCGCATAATTATTATCAGAAATGGCAGAAAATCAAAGACCACCAGAGAATTTATTTACAGCGCTAAGGCGTTTGTTTTCCACGGACGTAATCATACGCAACGAAGGCGGTGGCATGCTGAAAGTGATCGACTCCGACAAGATACAAACTTCCGGTGTCATTCAGACAAACTCTCTCATAGACAGGTTCAACAAAGTCTACACAACTTCTACAGCATACGGTGTGAACTTGAACTTGGCGCAGAACTATCGCTCTGCAAGGGTTCAAATATACGCTGATTACGACGCTATGGACACGGACGCAATTGTAGCGTCAGCTCTCGATATTATCGCTGACGAAGCGACTCTAAAGAACGAACAGGGAGAAGTACTACAGATCAGATCTTCCGACGAAAACATTCAAAAGCTTCTTTACAACTTATATTATTCAGTACTCAACGTAGAATTTAACCTTTGGTCTTGGATTCGTAACATGTGCAAATATGGTGACTTCTTCTTGAAAATGGAAATCGCTGAAGACTATGGAGTTTACAACGTAATTCCTTTCTCTTCTTACAACATCGTTAGGGAAGAAGGTTATAACCCTAAAAATCCAAATGAAGTTAGGTTCAAATACGATCCTAACGCAGCGTTGACAAACTCTGCAGGATACACTAACACGTTCAACGAAAACGACTCAGGAATATACTTCGATAACTACGAGATGGCGCACTTCAGGCTTACTGGAGACGTAAACTATCTTCCTTACGGTAGATCTTACCTAGAGCCAGCTCGTAAGCTGTTCAAGCAGTACGTGCTCATCGAAGACGCGATGTTGATTCATCGTATCGTAAGGGCTCCAGAAAGAAGGATATTCTACGTTAACGTCGGTGCGATACCTCCAACTGAGGTCGAGAACTACATGCAGAGGATGATCAACAAGATGAAGAAGACTCCTCTCATGGATCCAAACACCGGTCAGTACAATCTTAAGTACAACCAACAGAACTTGCTCGAAGACTTCTTTATTCCTGTTCGTGGCAACGACCAGACTACAAGAATAGACACAGCAAAAGGCTTGGATTACAACGGAATCGACGACGTAAACTACTTCAAAGAGAAACTTTTCGCAGCCCTAAAGATACCTAAAGCTTTCATGGGATACGAAAAGGATTTGACAGGTAAAGCTACCCTTGCAGCAGAAGACATTCGTTTCGCAAGAACAGTTGAAAGGATTCAGAAGATTGCAATATCTGAACTAACCAAAATCGGA